ATCGATGTCGGCATGGAGGGCCTTTCCGCCGAGATCAGCTTCGCCGAATGGTCGCCGGCGCTCCTGAAGAAGCTCGGCCGCCAGGAGCGCTTCGTCCTGCGCCCGGGCATGCAGAGCCCGACCGACGGAAGCGCCACGACGGTGATCGCCACGCTCTCCGGCCTCGTCAGCGCCAACGACTACGGCGACCTGAAGCCCGGGACCGGCTCGACGCTGAAGCTCACCATGGACGTGCGCGCCTACAAGCTGGAGGTGGAGGGCGAGACCGTGCTGGAGATCGACCTCGTCAACGCCATCCGCCGCATCGGCGGCACGGATCAGCTCGCCGAGATGCGCCGCGCCATGGGCTTCTGAGGTTTGCGGCGGCGGTGATGAACGCCGCCGCCCCTTCGCGCTTTTCTACCATCAACAGCTCCGAAGCCGCCGATGACTTGGCCGGGGCGCGACCCTTCACCCCCCGTTTAAAGAGGCCGTCAAACCATGTCCAAGACCACCCTCGTCTCGCCCGTCAAACGCGCCGCCGGTGACGTGACCACCGTCGGCGTCCGCAAGCCCGATGTCGGGGCGCTCCGCGGGCTGAAGCTCACCGACGTGCTGCAGATGGACGTGAACGCGATCAGCCGGCTGCTGCCCCGCATCACCGAGCCGTCGCTGCTGCCCGACGAGGTCGCCGAGCTCGACCCCGCCGACTTCCTGTCTCTCGCCGCCGAGGTCGTCGGTTTTTTCGTGACGGCGGAGATGAAGGCGGAGGCCGAGGCGGAGCTGCGGCTGCAGTAGCGCAAACCACGGCAGGCGGGGCGTCTCTCGATCTGCCCGACGACATCGAGGAGGCGATGGCCGACATCGCCATCGTCTTCCACTGGCCGCCCGCCGCGATGGATCCGATGTGTCTCGAAGAGCTGGCGCGCTGGTGGGCCAAGGCCCGCGCCCGCGCCGCCCCGGAGGAGAGCGATGGCTGATCTCAACGTGCAGCTGATCCTGCGGCTGGTGGACCGCGCCACCGCCCCGGCCCGCGCCGCGCTCCGCGGCATCGAGCGGATCGGCGGCGAGGGGCTGCTGCGCCAGGCGGCGATGGTCGGCCGCGGGACCGAGCGCATGGCATCGGGCTTCGGCCAGGTCACCCGCTCGGCCCTCACCGGAGCCGCCGTCATCACCGGCCTCGCCGGATCGGTCGCCGCACTCGGCGCGAGCTTCATCGCGCCGGCCGCCCAGTTCGAGCGCTTCCGCGTCCAGCTCACCAATCTCGAAGGCTCCGCCGAGGGAGCCGAGCGGGCGATGACCTGGATCGAGGACTTCGCCGTCCGCACTCCCTTGGAGCTCGAGGACACGGTCGCCGCTTACGCCCGGCTGAAGGCCTTCGGCATCGACCCGACCAAGGGCGCGCTCCAGGCCCTGACCGACACCATGGCGGCCACGGGCGGCGGCTCGGAGCAGCTCGACGGGCTGGTGCTGGCGCTGGGGCAATCCTGGACCAAGGGCAAGCTGCAGGGCGAAGAGGCCATGCAGATGCTCGAGCGCGGCGTCCCGGTCTGGGATCTGCTGGCGCAGAAGCTCGGGAAGACCACCGAGGAGGTCATCGCCATGTCCTCGAGCGGCAAGCTCGGCCGCAAGGAGATCCAGCTCCTGATCGACGCGCTCGGCGAGGCCAACGCCGGGGCCTCGGCCGGCATGGCAGGGACCTGGTCGGGCATCATGTCGAACATCTCCGACCAGTGGACCCGCTTCCAGCGCATGGTGATGGGCAGCGGGCTCTTCGACTGGCTGAAGACCCGGCTGCAGGAGATCCTGGCGACGCTCGACGCCATGGTCGCCGACGGCAGCATGCAGCTCTGGGCCGACAAGCTCGCCGGGCTGATCCTGCGGGTGCTGACCGCGATCTGGGATTTTGGCCTGCGCGCGGTGGAGGTCTGGCAGGCGGTTGCGCCGGTGGTGCAGCGCGTCGTCGAGACCCTGGGCGGCTGGGATGTCGCCGGCTGGATCGTCCTCGGCGTGGCGATGCACGGGACAGTGCTGGGGCTCGCCGCCGGCCTCGGGACCATGGCGCTCGGCGCGCTGCAGGCCGGCTGGGGCATCTTGTCGATGCTCGCGCCGATGAACCTCGTCCGCACCGCGGCGCTGGCCTGGATCGGCATGGGCCTCCTCGCCGCGGTCTCGGCTCTTGCCGTCGCCGGGCTCTGGATCTGGCGCAACTGGTCGGGGCTCACCGCCTTCTTCCGCAGCTTCGGCGCGGCCTTCCGCTCCGCCATGGGGCCGGCCGCGCCGATTCTCGACCGCGTGGTCGCGCGGATCGAGGGGCTCTGGGCTTGGGTGCAGCGTCTGACCGGCCCGGTCGATGAGAGCGGCGAGAGCTGGATCCGCTGGGGCCGCGCCACGGGCGAGGCGGTCGGCCGCATCGTGCGGGCGACCACCGAATGGTCGGCCGCGCATCCGCGGCTGATGATGGGCCTCGGTGCTGTGTTGGGTGCGTTTGGGCTGATCCGGCTGCTGATCACGCCGGTGACCGCCGCCTGGCGCATCCTGACCGCCGTGGCCTCGGCGCTGGGCGCGGTGCTGGGCTTCGTCGCCCGGGCGGTGCTCTTCGTCGGCCGCGCGCTGCTGCTCGCCGGCCGCGCCATGCTCGCCAACCCGATCCTGCTGGTGATCGCCGCCATCGCCGGCGCGGCCTATGTGATCTACCAAAACTGGGACGGCTTCGTCGCCTACTTCCGCGGCAAGATCGACCGGGTGCGCGACGCCTTCGAGGAGGGCCTGATCCGCGGCGCGCTCACCTGGATCTCGGAGATGAACCCGTTCCGGCTCATGCTCGAGGGCGCGGTGAACTTCACCGAATACCTGACCGGCTGGGATCTCGGCTGGATCAGCGAGATGATCGAGAACGCCTTCAGCATTGATCTCTATGACGCGGGCGTGGCCATGATTCAGAGCCTCTGGAACGGCATCCGCTCGAAGATCGGCCAGATGGCGGAATGGGTGAAGGCGCAACTCAGCGCCATGATGCCGGAATGGCTGTCGGGGATGGTGGCCAGCCCGGCCGCGCCGGCTGCAGGCGGTGACCCTGCCCCGCCGGGCCGCGCCCTTGGCGGGCCGGTGCGCGCCGGCCAGCTCTACCGCTGGCGGGAGGAGGGCCGCGAGCTCTTCGTGCCGCGCACCGACGGCCAGGTGATCTCCACCCGCCAGCTCCGCGGAGCCGCCGCCCCCGCCGCCCCGCGGATCTCGGTCGGCGGCATCACCATCAACGCCGCGCCGGGCATGTCGCCGGCCGATGTCGCCCGCGCCGTCAGAAAGGAACTGGCGGCGATGGCGCGCGAGACCGGCTTCGCCCTGAACGACGGAGGCGACTATGCCTGACCTCGGCCTGAGCCTCGTGATGATGGCGCTCGGGGCTTTCCGCTTCGGCGTGAACCGGGCAAGCTACCAGAGCTTCACCCGCTCGGCCTCCTGGCGCTGGGAGCAGCAGGACCGCTTGGGTCGCGCCCCCGCCCTGCAATACCTCGGCCCCGGGGCCGACGAGATCAGCCTTGAAGGGGTGATTTATCCGCACTTCAAGGGCGGTTTGCGGCAGATCGAGCTGATGCGTCAGGTCGCCAACCTCGGCCAGCCGCAGATCCTGGTCGACGGCCTCGGCTGGGTCTGGGAGCGCTGGGTGATCACCGCCGTCGAGGAGCGCAAATCGCTGTTCCTGGCCGACGGCGCGCCCCGCAAGATCGAGTTCACCATCGGCCTGACGGCCTACGGCATGGATCTGGCATGACGAGCTACAGGACAATCGACGGCGACGTGCTGGACGCGATCTGCAAGGCCGAGCTCGGCTCCGAGGCGCATGTGCCGGCGGTGCTGGAGGCCAACCCGCATCTGGCGGATCTCGGGCCGGTCTACCCGGCCGGGATCCTGATCACCCTGCCGGCCGTCACCGCTACGGTCGCCACGGGCGCGATCCGCCTCTGGGGCCGCACATGATCCCGGCCTTCCGCATCACGGTGGCCGGCGAGGACGCCACCGCCCGCATCGCCGACCGGCTGCTGAGCCTGGTGATCACCGACGAGGACGGCTCGAAATCCGACCGGCTGGAGCTGGAGCTCGACGACCGCGACAGCCGCCTCGCCTTCCCCGACATCGACGCCAGGCTGGAGGTCTCGCTCGGCTGGAAAGGCCAGCCGCTGAGCTTCATGGGCGTCTACGCCGTCGACGGCGTCTCCGGCGCCGGCCCCTCGCAGACCATGCGGATCACCGCCACCGCCGCCGACATGAAAGGCGAGATCCGCGCCCCGAGGACCCGGGCATGGGAGGGCAAGACCTTGGCCCAGATCGTCAGCACGATAGCAGGCGAGGCCGGGCTGAAGCCGGTCGTCGGCGAGAGCGTGGCCAGCAAGCGCTGGGACTACATCGCCCAGACGGCCGAATCGAACCTGCACTTCCTGAGCCGGATCGCCGCCACGCTCGACGCCACCGCCAAGCCGGCCGGCGGCGCGCTCCTCGTCCAGCGCCGCGGCGAGGGCAGGACCGCCGCCGGCGACGCCCTCACCCCGCCCGAGATCCCACGGCATCGCTTCTCCGACTGGTCCTGGTCATTCGAGGGCCGCAGCGTCTATCGCGCGGCCGAGGCCGAATGGATCGAGACCGGCAGCGGGGTGACGCACAAGGTGAAGGTCGGCTCTGGAACCCCGGTGAAGAAGATCCGCCATGTGCATGCGACGAAGGACGAGGCGATGCGGGCGGCGGAGGCGGTGCTCTCGGGCGCGGGCCGCAGCGCCATGACGCTGGAGGCGACGCTGGCCGGCTTCGAGCCGCGGCTGATGGGCGGGGCCTCGGTGAAGGTGGCGGGGCTTCGGCCGGAACTGGTGGGCGAGTGGCACTTGGAGCGGGTGACGCACCAGCTCAGCGGGGCCGGGCTGGTGACCGCGTTCCGGGGGAGGAAGGATAGGGAGTAAAGGCACAGTATATGCGCCATAATGAGTGAGAAAACTATCGCTTATTGTTCTTGCCCCGCCGAGGCGAGCATGGCTAGGATGATAAAGTTCACTGGAGGATTGGGTTTGAAGCACCTGAGAACCAGTCGCTCGTGCAATTATCAGAGACCACTGAGATGACAAGATGAGTGCGGTCGAGCCGGAACAACTTCACCATTACTGCTCGCCCTCAACTTTTCTTTCGATAGTTTTGCGCAAACAGTTTTGGCTAACATCCCTCACACAGTCTAACGACCATGCTGAGGGCATTTGGTGTCTACAGCAGTGGCTCAACGCATATCAAACAAAGAACCATAACCTCACGTACGAAAGAAGGGGAGCAAAGGAAGCTGCGATAGCCTCAATGCGGGACCACGTAGCGCTTGGAGCCTGCTTTTCCGAAGAAAGGGATTTGCTCAGTCAGTGGCGAGGGTATGCAGCTGACGGTGCAGGGTTCTCATTGACTTTCAGAACACACAGCCTCTCAAGAATTTCCAGAGAAAATAGAGACGGGAAAGCTCTGCTCGATAGAGTGAGATACGGTCAGTCAGATCGAAGCTTCTTACAAGCAGCCTTTTCAGACCTCTATCAGGCATTTCGGAAAGATGCTCAATCCTACGCTGAGTCAAATGGGACAGGAAGTATGTCCATTGACAACTCTATTGAATCACGCTCCCTAAAACGCGAGGCTGTGACAAAACTGTTTTTATTTAAGGACGGGAGCTTTTCCGAAGAAAAAGAATGGCGCATCTTAAGTGTATGCCCTCCCCAGGAAATTTCGGGCCTTGAGTATCGAGAATTGCGGAACGTTATCTCTCCCTTTCTTCGACTTGACTTCCCCCCATCATCACTGACAGCAGTAACGCTTGGGCCAACCAACAAAACTCCCGACGAGATCGTAAAGCAACTGCTTTACACGAATGGCTTTGATTGCCAGGTTCACCGCAGCCGCACCCCCTACCAATCGCGCTAA